GACACTTAATTAAGATTAAACCTAGAAAGAAAGGGTACAAACCACAGTTACGTTGGCAAACTACCCATAGACAAAGTTACCAGGTCCTTAAAAAATTAATACCTTACATGGTTCATAAAGAAAAAATAAAAAAGGCGAAGGAAGTTTTTAAATTTTATGAAAGATAAAAAGGATAGACCGTGGGATGGTAGGAGTAGGATTCCTACTAAAAAATATAAAGAGGAGTTTAATAGAATCTTTAGTAAAAAAACTAAAGAAGATATAGAAGAAGAAAACGAAGAATATTTAAAGGAGTTAAAAAATAAATTATGAAAAAATATATGGAAAGATTTAAGATATGGTCTTTATATTACCGAAATGAAATAGTTTGGTTTATAGCTGGCCTTGTTACCGGAGCCATTTTACTATGATGGATGAAAAAGATTTAGAGGAATTTCATAACATTGGTAACGAGATTAAAGGTATAAAAAAATCTAATAAATACAACTATATACGTGGCACAAGCACCACGGACCAAGAAACAGGGACCAGGTTTTATGACGTAAATGGTTCTAGACTTCCTAGTGTAACTACGATATTAGGCGCTACCAAAGATCAACAATTTTTAAAAGATTGGAAGGCCAAAGTTGGAGAACAAGAAGCAGAACGAATCAAAAATCTATCTAGTAGGCGGGGAACAGCCATGCACAAATTCTTGGAGCACTATATACTCGGTACTGGGTACGATGATCTTTCAACAATCGGACAGAAGGCGAAAGCCATGGCCGAAAAAGTTATTGACGTGGGCCTTACGCCTGTTGAAGAATACTATGGATCAGAAGTTACATTACATTATCCTGGCCTTTATGCTGGGTCTACTGATTTAGTTTGTTTACATAATGGTTTAGAAACTATTGTAGATTTTAAACAATCCAATAGACCTAAGAGAGAAGACTGGATAGAAGATTACTTTTTACAGATTTCAGCTTATGCTATGGCACATGACTATGTCTATGGTTCTAAAATTAGACAAGGAGTCATAATGATATGCACTCCAGATTTATACTATCAAGAATTTAAACTACAAGATTCAGACTTAAGATCGTGGAAACATAAATGGTTAAAAAGATTAGATATGTACCATGAATTAAAGTTTGATGAAAAGGAGAAAGCAAATGTACAAATCAAGGCGTCAGACTTCGCCACAAATGAATAAAATACTAATAATACATGCAGATTGGCTAGAAAATGATGGCCAACATGCTAAAGCAAAAGAATGTAGAAAACAAGCCATTAATTTTTGGCAAGATAAAGATTTAAGACAAACTGAAGGTTACTCGGAAAGGAGAAGAAATGAACGATCAGATGTTTAAGGCCTTGATGAAACGATACGATGCTGCTATAGAAGATGCACTGTTGAAGATAGATCTAATTAATGATCAGACTTTGGTAATACCCGAGCACGTAGATATAACAGGCGAAATTGATAAACTGCTACTAATTGTGTCTGAAAATGAAGACAAAGTGGCAGCTTTAAGGAAGCATTATGGCGAAAAGAAGGCAAGAGTTGCACTATAAGAGATCTAAAAAGTTTTAAAAATTTTATGAAACTTTTTTTGGAGCAAAAAAAAGTGTACTTTTGTACTTTTGGCTTATTTACCGCATAAACACTCACTTTAGGGTGGACACTTTTTGGACAAATTACGTTTAGGTGGACACATTATTTTGTCCACCTATAGGGATATACAGAAAGGCCTTCCGCGAAAGGTTTGAAAAAGTTTGAAAACTTTGAAACTTTCTAGATCCCTTATATACGAGGCGGTAAATAGGATGATGACAGAGGAAAACTTTTTTGATATGCTCAACCGGGTACACAATCCGGACTATTACTATGCCACGAAAAAAAACAAAAAGAAAAGTAAACGTAAACCAGTCAAGCGTAAGCGACATCCCCTACGCAAAGGTAAGAGTAGAATGGATCGATTGCGTAAGTGATAGCGGGTGGGCTAATGAAAAAGAATTTGATAAGATGAAGTTAGCTAGACCAGTCAATGAGGGTTGGTTATATTCTAAAGATAAAGTTTCAATTAAATTATTTGCTTCTTACGATAAAGAAGATGATGGTAGTTTTAGTTTTGGGGATCGGACGATGATCCCTCGTCAGTGGGTGAAGAAGATTCAGAAGATATAGATGGAGTCACATTTAACAGAGGCTCGTAGTCGTTTAAGATTTGTTTCATTTTTGCTTCTAGTTCTTGTTCTGACATATCCTCTAACTTACCTGTTTTTATTATTTTTCTATCTATGTATAATCCTGCTGCTTTTCCCCTATTCGCTTCAGCATTTACGGCTGAGGAAAAACTTCCTTTTTTTAAAGCGGCTTCTCTCAACCTAGCAAGTTCTGCTACGTGGCCTTCGTAAGTCACTTCATGTTTTCTAACTCTTTCTTCTCTTAACTCACCTATATATTTTACAACTAAAGGACTGAGTCTTGGATTACAAAGTTCAGACCCTTCTTGTCTTGCACGTTTAGGTGAATAGCCTGCTTTGACTGCAGCTTCAGATTGTGTTAGTGGTCCTGTTTCATCACCGAATACTAAAAATTCAGCAAATCTCATTTGCATTTCTGTAAGTCTTTTTGGTAAACCCATATTGACAATTTAAGGTAACTATCCTATATTGTCAACTATGAATTTAGAGAAAGGAGACAACGATTTGGAAAAGATAATTGAAAATTTAAAGTCTAGAGTTGAAGATTTGGAGCAGATAAATAAATCTCATCAAAAATTAAATAGTGAGTTAAGAAAAGAAGTTTATGCTTTACAAATGAAAAATCATGGGATAGTGAATTTAGAAAATCAAATTGAAGTCCAAAAAGGAATCATAAAAGATTTAAGTAAGAGTCTTAGTAAGCTATGAGGGTTATGGATCTACAACAGTTCCTTGATCAGTTTACTCAAGGTTCAGATACAATTAAAAACGCAGTCATCATGGTAGAGAAAGATGGAAAGCTACACGAGATAAAAAGAATGGAAGTACACGAAAACGCACAACCAATTATAGGATTTAAAGGTCAAACAACTCATAGATTGGTTTTGAAAACAGAAAAGTCATCCAAGATTCTTATGCCTGAGAAGCTTGGAAAAGACTACTAATGAATGACAGTGTTACCCCTAAAAAACTATGGGACCAGAGCGTAAATTATATCAAAAACTTAAGTCTAAAACTCCCAAAATTATCTGGAATAGACTTGAAAATATTAGTCTTTCCGGTACTCCTGATCTATTGGGCTATAATAATTCTGGGCACTTTTTCACTGTAGAACTTAAAGTCACGAAGAGTAACAAGGTAAGATTTTCACCACACCAAATTGCCTTCCATCACGACCACCCACAGAATAGTTTCATCTTGGTAGAGGCCCTTGGTCCAAGGTCCTCTAAACATGTTCAATATCGCTTGTACCCTGGTTCAGGGATCAAGGCTCTTGATTCATTTGGCTTGTCGCTTGAAGCTTGCTGCTTGGGGCTTGAGGCTTGTGACTTATTTTTCCAAAAGCTTTAAAGCTTTCGAACCAACCTCGCTTGAAGCTTGTTGCTTGAAGCTTGAGGCTTGCTGCTTGTGGCCCGGATCCGGCGCACGCTCGCACTCGCCGTCGCGATTTTTAGAGCTAATGGCCTGATCCGATTTATTACGCAGCTTACGTAATTCTTTATAATATTTTGGGTGTTTAAATTCAAACATTAATGTATTCCATATGCTATATTTTTTATTTCAGAATTCCAGCAGTTTCTGCAGTCTCTGCATTCATTGTTTTGCTTCGGAGCTGGGCACGTTGCGCCGCTCTTCACCACTGTTGAATAGTTGTCAAAGCTTCCGGCTGGGGCCTGGTCTACCATTGGCATGGAGAACCTGATCACCAGGTTACTGGGCTTGTCCTGTAAATGCTTCTGGATCCATGCTTCACGGGTTGGGAGCCAGTGACGCTTGCTGGGTGTTAACCTGCAAACTTCGTAAATTTTTTGAAGGTGTTCCAGGTCCTGGACGTCGCCGCTGTCATGCCATCTAAAGACGTCTGCCTTCTTGCTGTTAATTAGGTGAGTCATTGCCTGAACCCATCGCAGGTCCTTTATAGCTGCCAGTCTCCTGTACTGTGCATCTTGGACAACCTTGAAGACGTAACAGCCCTTGAGGGCGTAACAGTCATAACACGTTGAGCCCTTAACCTGCCGGAGCTTGGACCCTGTTTTACATTCTTTGGCCGGTAGTCCAATTGACCATCCAGGCATTTTTGAAGGCTTGCTCAGGCTGCCTCCTATAATTTTTAATGCTTCTTTTGTTTGCATAATTTCTCCTTTATAATCCTATTACTATCAGACAGCTTGAGACCTGTCAAGCTTGAAGCTTGCGGCTTGTTGCTTGCTGCTTGAAGCTTGAGGCTTTTGAAAAATTTCTCACAGCTTCGGACATAACCGGGAGCAAGCTCCCGGTTATCATACAGGAAGTAATTCAATAAGTTGTTATGTTTACTTCTAATAGTCACTAGTCTAAAAGGACCATATAAGCCTCGGCGTTATTTTTTCTAAAATAATCCAGACCCTTTCTGACTTCCTTCCACAGTTTAGAAGCGCCATCATAACCTGCAACCTTATCCTCTAACGTTGCTGACCATTCATCCGCGAATATCTTATCGTGGATCTTGGCCTCTGCAGCTGTTAACAGGTAAGACTCACCGTTAAATCTATTTGTTCTTTTTATTTTATTTTCCATAATTATTCCTTTCTAAATTCATCCTATCATCTCCAGGACCAGCTGTCAATGCTTGAAGCTTGAAGCTTGTGGCCTGTCCCTGATCCCAGGTCCATTGAGTGCTGGCCAGTAGCAACGATCGTTTCCGCATAAGCTACACCACTCGGTCAATAGACCAGGGATCAGTTGTTGTCCTGTGCAGGTGGGCCTTTCTCTCTGCAGAAATACCGGACCATCCAGATATGGATCGCGACCTGAACTATAGTGGGTCAATTCCCACAGCTACAACACTGATCCCAGATCACTGGCTCCCGTACGGAGATTATCTGGCACATACCAGTGATCAGGGATCAGGACTAGCGGTGTATCTAAACAAGTAACACCATTCTAGTCTAATCCTACTTGCTTTTGTAGGTGCAAGTCCCCAGAAGATTTATAGTTTTGAGTAGCGATAAATCTACAAATGAGGCTAACATATCCTATATAATCCCTTGACAATGTTTTGTCAATAGTATAAAAAACAAATCATGCAAAATAATATAAATACAGAAAGGAATAAGCCAATGGCGAGAATAAGACTAAATCAAGAGTATCGGAACAAGATTGCTAATAGAATGAGAGTACATCTTGAACAAGAAGATACGATTGAAAAACAAAACTATGACAATTTAAAAGGCGATCAAATTGACATAAATGACAAAGCATGGAAAGTTGCTGAAACTATTGTTAGACGACATTATACTTTAGATGATGTTGCCAAAGCACAATACTTACAAGACAAATTTGAAAATGTAAGTACGATTGCAAAAGATAGTTGCTTTCATTTTCATTATCTTGGAATGAAAGAAAAAAGGGACTATGACAACAATGTTAAAATGGAAGAAGATACTATTGAAAGTCATTTTGACTTTCGTTTAAATGGTAGTATTGATACTGATAGCAATTCTTCTAATTATAGCGATAATAGTTATAGTTATGCTTTGTTTCGTGATGAACTAAAAGCACAAGATAATTGCAACCCAGATATTTTGATTGAACAAGAGGGTAAAGATAGCAACCCACATAAAACAAAATATACTGACAATAACAATAAGTATCTTGG